CACTTTGGCAGCGCCTGCCACTATGGCTTGACATAGGTCAAGCAGGCGCGACGTCTCGACGATCACGACGCTTGGTTGGTTGTTGCGGCGATGCCACACGATCGGCACAGCATCGCTCGATGCGTCTGCGTTGGCCTGGGTGATCGCTGCGTACAGGTCGAGTCGTTCAACGCGTTTACACTCGACGTGTATGGGCACGCCCTCGAGCACGACGTCGGGCGAGTCCGGCCCGCCTTGGTACTGCACACCTCGACGCGCTGATACACCGAGCAGCTCGGCCAGCTCGGCCGCACACTCGCGCTCACCGCGTTTGCCCTTCTGGCGGCTCATGCGTCCCATGCGGCGCGCCCTCCATGACGGCGGCCATCCATGGACGAACAGCGTGCAGTAGGATGTGCCCCGACTCTTCGCCGTAGCGTGATCGCAGCGGTGCACGTGGACCGACCTGGTGGCTGTTGATCGCGGCCAGCCTGGCCTGTGACCCTGACCCGACGAACAGCGGTCCGCCACTGTCGCCCGGGCCGATCATGGCTTCCATCGACGACCCACGCTGATTGGCTGTGCAGACGAGCGTCACGCCCTCGATGCGGTCGACGGTGTTCGTGCCGGCTCGCAGCCGGCCGTCCGCGATGTCGAAGCCCTGTCGCATGGTGCCCGTGACGCCGTAGCCGGCCACGATCACCGACTCGCCTGGTGTCACGCCGTTTGCGATCTCCGGGTACCAGGGCAACCCGCAGTCCTCGGTCGTCCGCAGCAGCGCCACGTCGGGCGTGCCCATGACGTCCCGCTTCCACCCAGGGTGCAGCACGACCTGGTCGACCGCACGCCGTTGGCTGCCGTCGTAGACCAGCCGTACGTCGGTGCACCCGGCCACCACGTGGGCTGCCGTGACCGCCCAGCGGCCGGCCACCAGGACGGCCGTGGCGTTGTGCCGCTGCCCTTCCGGGTTCGTGCAGCTCACGGCGGCCGTGTACGGCCGCATCTGCCGCCCCAGCTCGAGGTAGCGTGCGTCCGGTACGCCGTCGTCGCGGGTGACGGCGCCGGCCGGGGCGGCCAGCGTCGCCAGGACCGCGGCGGTCATCACCGTCGGGCGTCGCATAGGCCCACGGTAGGCCTAGGAGGCCGGCGTCGTGTGGGGGTCTGGTCACACGGCCTCCCGGCGTTTGGCCTCTACGGCGGCCCTGGTGGCCTGTACGGCGGCCGTGAAGTCGGCAGGAAGCTGCCGACGGGGCGGATCGGCCGGCGGGCCGCCTAGGCCACGTACGGGCTTCTTGGCGTCGTACTGGCCGGCCAGCACGCGTCCCACGAACCCTTCGCCGCAGAACTGGATCAGCGTGACCGGCGTGTGGAAGAATCGGCACCTCGGCAGGTGGCCGATCGCCCGGATCGCGTCGTCCAGCCACCCGTCCTCCGCCGCCCGGGCGTCGAACGCCCGTGGCAGCTGCTTGGCCTTGTAGGGCTGCACGTGGCCGGCTGCCGCGGCAGACGCCCAGGCCGCCCGCAGGGCTGCCGCTGCCTCGTTCTGCGAAGCCTCGCGCGGAGGAGGAGGAATATCTAGTCTTCTCTTGTCTGGTAACGGTGCCACCGTTACAGGGTCCGGCGGGTGTGTAACGCTGTCACCGTTACGGTGCCTTTCCGCCCGTAGCGCACCCAGCGCACGGGCCTTGGCAGAGTCGGAAAAGTGCCTTTCCCAGTGCGGGATCACGATCCCGCCCTCCTGGGTCGACAGCCACCCGACGCTGACAAGCGCCGCGGCGAATCCGACCTTGCCCACCTGATCGTCCACGTCGTCCAGTTGTGCGTTGAGTTGGCCGTTGATTCCGTGACGGTCCGCCCACGACCACAGGCGAGCCACCTTGCCGATCACCTGGTCCTGGTCGAGGCCCGTAGCTCGAGCCAGCCGCCGGATGTCGGGGTCGTCGAAGATGTCGTGGCGGAGCTTGATCCAGTTACCGGCCATCCTTGGCCTCCTTTCCTAAGCCGATCGCGTCAAACAGCGGCATCCTTGGCCGCCGATGTCTGTCCCTCGCACTCAGCGGCTGGAGGGTGTACGGGTGAATTTCAAACGAAAAAAGCATCGCCAACTGTTCTTCGGTGATTTCCTTTCCATCCCACTTGATCCATGACGAGTCGTCAGGGCAGGTTTTTTCAAACTGCAGCAGGTGGATTCCGTAATGCCTAACGCACACCCACCGACTAAAGCGACGGTCGTAAACCTTCCGGCACTTTCCAGCCAGGCTCTCGGCAGATCCGCGTCTGTTGTGCATGTTGCGAAACGTGTTTTTGATGTAGTCGCTCAGCAGTTGGAGCGTGGACTGCTGGGCCTGCGTCGGCATGGCACCGTATTCCTTCACCTCAACGCTCATAAAGCACTGCACCTCACGCTCGCCGCCATCCTTGTAGCGGTGAACGATCCGACGCTCGATTGACCCGTCCTCGTCGTAGATGTTCGTGCCGTCCTCAGACCTCAGTTTCGGGTGCGCACGCAACCAGCGGCCGAGAGACGTTTCGATCGTCACATCGGCTCGACAGCGCGGGCACTGCATCCGCTGAGAAAACGGCCTGGTCACGCACTCGCCTCCTTGATGCGCTCCGATGCCCTCGCCAGATTCGCCTCGTCGATCTCAAACGCCGCCCACTGCCTGCCGAGCTGCACGCACGCCGTCGGCGTTGTTCCGCCGCCGCAAAAAGGATCGACCACGAAGCCGTCGCGATCAGTCAGCATGTCGATGAAGTAGCAAGCCTCGGAAACGGCTTGCTGCCATTCGTGGTGCGACTTCTCGCGTGCGCCGGTCACGACGTCGGTCACGAATGTCTGCTTGTCGCCACGCGTCTCTTTGACAAACCAGATGATCGGCTTCCAGCCGGCGATGATGCCGTATTCGGTCATCCGGGCCTTGGCCTCACTGTGAAAGCATCCGCACGTCCACCAATACCGCAGGTGCTTTGACAGGTCGGTCAGTGCGTCAGGCAGTTGGATGTGACCGATGTATGCCACCAAACTGCCGCCAGGACGAAGTACTCGCGCGGCAAACTCACCCAGGCCGTCGAACAGCTCAATCGCCTTCCGGTCGTATGGCGGGTCTGTGAAGATCAGGTCTACCGACGCATCGGGGATCTTGTGGCCGATGTCGCGGAAGTCCCCAAGGAACAGGCCGTTGACGTTCTGCCGCTTGGCAATCGCAACGGCCTTCTGTTCATCACGCTTGGCCGCCGTCTCCTGTTCCTTCAGGTCTCGCACCACGCGGTTGATCGACACCTCGCCAGTGCGCAGCTTGGCGACCGTCTCGGCGTCAACCTTTCCAGCCTTCTCGGCGGCGTCGATCTTCTTGACCTTGGCCACCGTGTCGTGCGAGACGCCTGCTGCCTTGGCAACTTCAACGCGAGTCTCGATTTGTTCCGAAGATTTCTGCGGAACAAAACCGGCAGGCTTTCGGATTTGCTTCGCCTTCGCCCTGGCCGCGATCGTCTCCTCCAGCCGCAGCGCCAACTGTGTGCGAACGTAGGCCGCGAGGTTACGCCTGCCGAACTGGTTACGGATGATCCACTCTTTGGCGTGGCTGCGGTCTGCGAATCGCATCTCCTTAAAGTCAAATGGCAAATCCAGCCGCGCGCAGATCTCGTAGCGGTTGTGGCCGTCGAGTAGCGTCAGCTTGCCGCTTGCTGCCCACACCACCAGCGGGTCGCGTGCGCCGCCGTGCTCGACGATGTTCTCCTCGAGCTGCTGCCGCTCCTCGGCAGACAGCGGCGGAATCAGCGCGGCAAACTCCGCGTCGATCAGAATGTCATCAAACGTCGTCGTCACTTCCGCCTCCTTGCTCGATATGCCACTGGGTCCGCCATGTACCGTTCAACTTCTGACCGCAGATACCGCACCTTGCCGGCCGGTCCGTCTGCGAGCTTCACGAACGCCGGCCCTTTGCCCCGCCACCGCCACTGCGCCATAGTGGCCGGCCGCACCAGCAGCAACTCGGCCACCTCGTCGCTCGTCATCCACCGGCTCTTCATGTCTCACCGTTTGTAGATGCGTGTAAATGTGTGACGAAGTGGGTGTGGACGATCAAAACA